AGGGTGGGAGCACTCACCTCGCCCCGCAAGGGTCACTTCTGGATGTTCCTTGCCTAGCGTAGCCGAAGCCAGCGATTCTCTCCGACTATCTCTGTGTCTACCACCCATTCAGAAATAGTCTACGTCCAGTACCTCACTGACAGTCTGGATCGGAAGTGCTCTAGGGTGTCCAGGTTCCGGTGTTCTACTCCAAGCAGCCCATGCAGGCTCACTACTAACGGGTGGAGTCCGGTTATCGAGCGGAAATAAAAAAGCCACTTACTGCTGCGCCTGGTTGCTGTCCCCTGTTTTTACAGGAGCAGACGCATGAGTAAGTGGCCTTAATATTGTTGACAGCAACGACAACAGAGCAACTATATCACAATAATCAAGCCTCCCACAATAACTTCTGGCCTCTCAGCAATTCATCCGTATCAACCCTTGGTCGAGACTTTACATTCCAGTTTCCTCCACCCCTAAGACCAATACATTTCCAATTAGATGCTTTTAAGGAAGCCCCGCCTTCATCTGGAAGCGTGTACGTAATAAGTCGTTTATATCCTAGCGCTTTCGCTGCTTTCCATGCAGCTGAATAAAGCATAGAACAAGCGTTTTTAGTTCCATCAGTACAACAACGATTAACCTCTAGCGTCCATCCGTTATCTAACATCCTTGCAACAGGCCTGCCAACAATAGCAACGCCAACTACTTTTTCATCATTGCTAACGGCTACACAAAACTTGCACCCTTGCATAGGCTTATGATGTCTATGATAAAGGCTTACAAACGCATTTGCCTCTTCAAAAGTTATTGGTGTTATTTCAAGCATCACATCTCCACTACCTTACAAGTCCACCCTTCCTTTAGCTTCCCCCATCCGTGGACCTCGATCTTCCAGCCTGCTCTCAAGATAGCCGGAAGATGCTCGCACTCTGCAATCTTCTTCACCCTGGCTGCGACATTGGCTCTGCTGGTTGTCTGCACTAGTAACGTTTCCTGGTCCTTGAGACAAAGGATGTCTCCGATACTAAACAGGTCTTGTCGGATGCGAGCCCAGGGATTCCAGTGCTCAACGATCTGGCATAAATAACCGCGCTCTCTCAGCAAAGCTAGAGACCTCTGAGTAGGACTTACCGACGAACGGCGTTTCTTTTTGGTATCAGTGGCAGAGATTGTCGTCACGATGACAGTCTTTAGTAGTTGATAAGCCTAAGATTACTCCATCACAACAAGGAGCCAAGAATGTCAATCACAGTTAGCCAGATAGTTAAAGCAATAGAAGTATTAAGCAGGATTGAGAAAACAAGTTTCTCGCAGTTCTCCGATCCTGTGTTTGTTGGCACGTTGCAAGGCGAAGCGTTTCTTGCGTTGTTTCCACTCAAGCACGGTCTTGAAAATCTTAACTTAGAAGTTGAGGTGACAAATGACTGACTACGATTGGTGGCTAGACAGAGAACTTTACAGATACGACAGAGAGAGGGAACAGAATGACTACCAACAACAGTTGGAACAACAGGAGTACGAACTTGACGAAATACAAGATAACGAGGAGTGACTGGATCTTATGCACGCTATTAGGGATTTGCTACGGAACACTGCTCTACCTGTTCATAAAGTAACGGAGCCAAACATGAAATTCAACGAACTTAGAAAGATCAACGTAACCGAGAAGGTCGAAAAGAAAAACGGACTCTCTTACCTCTCTTGGGCCTGGGCTGTAGACACATTGTTGCAACACGATCCTATGGCCACCTGGGAGTACAAGCCTCACCAAATGTGGGGTGACACGGTAATGGTGTTTTGTGAGGTCAACGCATTCGGTGTATCTCGCACTGCACAACTGCCTGTCATGGATCACCGTAACAAAGCGATCTCTGAGCCAGATGCTTTCCAGGTCAATACAGCCATGCAAAGGTGTCTGGCTAAAGCTATCTCGCTCCACGGTATAGGTCTTTACATCTACGCTGGAGAGGATCTACCAGAAGAAGCAAAAGAAGATCCGACAGACCACCTCAAGATTGTGAGTGAAGCTGAGAACATGGAAGATCTGAAGCAAGCCTTTACGACGGCTTATAAGGCTTTCAAGAACAATCCTGAAGCTATCAAACAGTTAGACGCAGCCAAAGAACAACGTAAGAAAGAACTAACGGAGATCAAATGAGCCAGATTCTCTCTGCTGCAAAACAATCAGGGGTTCTCATCTCACACCGAGATGAGTTCCTGAAGTCGGTAGAAAGGTTTGGCCGGTTGATGCTTAACAAGTCTAAACCGCTAACGCCAACACAAACGGCTTACTTAACTGCACTTGATGACTGGATGTCGCTGAACGATCTGGCAAACAAGTTTGGCTGCACACCACAGAATGCCTTGAAGATGATTCGCGCTCTGGAGGCTCGCAAGTTGGTAACAAAAGAAAAACTCTACAGGAAATCCTGGGCCTTTTATTACAAAACAAAATGAACCTAAACACATTTGAAGAAGGACTGCTAGACTCGATTCAGACAGAGCGTTGCAAGAAACTGCTCTGGTCTGTCATCCAACTGGCGGTCGATGATGCCTGCAAAGCACCCTACAAAACTAGACCGACAGACGAAACGATTACCGCACTTAGGTTCTTATTCGGAGACCTTTACGAGTCGGGGCTCGACAGCTACCTGATGTGGCTTGACGTTGACAGCAAAGAGTTCAAAAGACGCATGGTCAATGCCATGTACTCAGAGCGTCACGATAAGTTCACCGACTTTGAGAGAAGAGCATTCCGAGCCAACTACAACTGGTATCTGAGAAATGAGATCAATACTGACAACTGAGACTGACCGTAGGAGGGTCATAGAGGCCATAGAAGCCACTGAACTAGGCTACATGGTAACTATCTCCAAACCTCCACGTACAGCGGCTCAGAATCGTTTTTACTGGTCGATCCTGACGGCCTGTGCTGAACAGTTAATGGGCCAGCAATACACCCAAGACATCTGGCACGAGTGGGCTAAGACGAGGTTTTTGCCTTCTCGTGTTGTTGAGCTTCCTGGAGGCCAAGTAAAAGAGATCGAGCCATCGACTGCTTCGCTTACCGTGTCAGAGTTCTCAGACTTAGTAGAGCAGCTCCTTCAGTACGCAATAGAGAAGGGCTTAGTTTGGACAGATGAGATGAAGGACGCTGAACTTGACTTGAGGAAGATCAATGTACTCAAACAAAAAGTTGCTTGAGGCTTGCAGGAATATTCCTTGCGGGTCTTGTTTTTGTGAAGATGGAACTATAGTCGCTGCTCATAGGAACCAAGGCAAAGGCATGGGCATCAAGGTCTCTGATGCTTTAGTAGCATCTCTTTGTTTTCGTTGTCACGCATACTTGGATCAAGGCAAAGAAATGTCTCGTGAGGAACGTCGAGACTTCTGGAACCAGGCGTACATAAACACAATGCAAGCAATGATCGAACGAGGCATATTAAAGGTGCAACATGGAACAAAGAACTGATGATTGGCACAAAGCAAGACTAGGGCATCTAACCGCTTCACGGGCCTCAGACGCGCTTGCGAAACAAGGAACGGCTACGCGTAGGAACTATCAGATCCAACTCGTTACAGAGCGTCTAACAGGCTTACAAGGGGATTCATTCACGAATGCAGCTATGCAATGGGGCACAGAACAGGAACCCGTTGCCAGAGCGGCCTACGAAGTCCATACAGGCCACTTCGTCGAGCAGACAGGGTTTCATGTTCACAAGTCGATAAAGTGGCTTGGAGCGTCTCCTGATGGCTTTGCAGGCTCAGGTCTGATCGAGATCAAGTGCCCTAACTCAAACACTCACGTTGACTATCTTTTAGCAAAGGAGGTTCCCACTAAATACAAGCCACAAATGCTCACTCAAATGCTCGTAACAGGTAGGACTTGGTGCGACTTTGTTTCGTTCGACCCAAGGCTTCCTGAACATCTTCAGTTATTCGTCGTACGTTACGAGCCAAAGCCGGAAGAGCTAACCAAGATCGAGGCTGATCTGGTTGCTTTCCTAAACGAAGTTAATCAAATGGAGTTGTCGCTATGCCAAAAGAACTAACAGGAAGTATCAGTAAGAACAAGAAGAAAGAAAAGGATGTTCACCCAGACTACCGAGGTTCAGCAATGATCAGCGGGGTCGAATACTGGGTCTCAGGATGGGTAAACGAGGGTTCCGACGGGAAGTATCTGGGGCTAAAGTTCCAGCAGAAAGACGGGGAAACTAGACCAGTTAAGACTAACGATGACGAGGATGTGCCATTCTAATGTTGAGCGTACACCACCAAACCATGTTGAAAAAAGCGTTTGCAAAGCGTCCTGCAAACATTTCCGACGATTCTCCCGTTCTGGAGAGGGTCATTCACATCATCAAGTCTGAGGCTCCTGAGTGTTTCTGGAAGCCTACGGAGTTGGAAAAACGGAGGTTCTTCAATGCACCACGGCCAGGAACTCCTCACGAGGATGCGGTCTATCCGTTCCCGAAAGGCTTACTATGAACAATTGGAGAGAGTTAATCGAGAATCAGACGAGGACAGAAAAATTCAGACCCGTCGAGGAAATCTGGAGGGAACACGGATGGATTCCACCATCAACCGAGTGCCAAGACACAATGGCAAAACATAAGGCTTTTCGGGAGTGGTCGATCCGTGGCATCGTGGATCAACCTTATCAAGCAGGTTAAGTCGTCTGATGTTGAGGAGATAGCGGCAGCGTATGAAAAAGCGTTGCCGTTTGTCGTTCAGGACTGGGCAAAGATGATCTTAAAGTTAGCTAAAAGCAAACGACTTCCGATCATTGAAAAGATCGACAGGATTCACGGAACGAAAATAGGCCAGATGGTGCGAGACGAAGTTACCGCGCAACACCTTTCGCTTTCTCGAAAGACCTCATCCCAGCAATCCCAAGCATCCCGCTCAAAATAACCCATAAAGCGTCGGTATCTAGCATGGGAGGAGGTTTTACCTCTGCTGGAACAATCTGTTCTGCTTGCATCCAAGTCCACGCCCAGACTAAAAGAGGATAAGCAAGGAACTGATAGAACATTGCACCCGCACCAACCCAACCGATAGCGGGTCTCCAACCAGCAACAAACATATTCTGATTGGCAGCTTCGACTTTGTTGACTTCCATTTGACCGAGATCAATCGCCTGGTCGATACGCTTGGCCTCGAGTTCAAGTTCCATGCGTTCCTTATCGGATGTGTGCAAGTCTCCGATAACCTTACCGACGCTATCAACGATGGAAGAGATTCCGAGCAGATTCATAGCTTGAGCGTCCTGTTGATCCAACCCAACATAAACTTCATCTGGCTTCTGTCTCGCGTCACAATGTCTCGATAACGAGCAATCTTTGCCAGCGCGTAATAGGCCACAAATAGCTCAGGATTGGATTGGTTGAGTGCAGATATAGTCTTAGGGCCAATAACGCCGTCTGGGGCCGTTTTAACGCATATCTGGGCAAGTTTGATAGATACGGGAACGCCAGCATTGACAGCAAAGTTAAAGAGGGACGAGGCTATAACGTCATGCGTTAAATCATCGCCTTTGATCTTGTCCCAAAAGTTCTCTTTATAGAAGTTTCGGACTAGCTGTGTCGGAGGTGTTTCCTGGTAATCAATGTGATTCCAACCCTCCCATTTGGGGTGCATCTTGCGAGCAATGCCTGCATAGGTCTGACCGCCTCGGTCTCCCTGAACTTCGTGAAGGACGTAACCTCCTTCGTCCTCCATCATCTTGTCAAACGCTTGTTCAAAGTTAGCCAACGGCTTGCCCCCTAAAGTACGCTGTCCCTTCGATAACCTCGACGAGTTCAGGAGGCAAGAGTAGACCATCTCTGAAACATAGGACAGCAAAGCCTGAACACCAGGGAACGGGATTATCTTCGATGTAAGTAAACTGACCACCATCAGGATCTGCAAGCATTCCCGTAGATACACCGTATCTACGTCCTCGGTAGTCGCCCCATCCTTTGACTTCTAAAAGATGGGTATGTCCTGAGACCGTAGAAATACCAGCTTTCAAGGTGTTGTTGTAGCCAGAGTGGATACCTGAATGTTGAAGTCTGTGTTTGATCATGCAGATGTCATTGACCATGACTGACCAACTGACAGACCACTCAGGTAGATGATCTTTAAGTGTCGTGCCTTGGATGCCTTTGTACTCAGGAACAGATCCAGCTAATCTTTTGTCAAACCGTATGTCATGGTTGCCTGTGGTTCGATGTAAGAAAGTTCCTAGACCTTTGCAAGCCTTGACGATCTGATCCATATGCCACTGAACTGCTTCGAGTTCGTCTCGTAAGCTCGTGACTGGCTCCCAATCCATAGGGCCATACTTAGAGATTGTTCCCCCGTCGAGAATATCTCCGTTTGCGATAATCGCTTTGGGCTTTAGGGTCTTGATGAGTTTTAAGAGGGCATTGAACCCCGCAGAAGGCTCCCCAGGCATAAAGTGAGCGTCAGAGAATACGATCACATAGCCTTCAGTTTCTAGCGTCGCTCGCCTACGATTTTCGGGTAAGGTAAAACGAGCGTCCTTTGTAGGTAGGAAAATGTTGTATTTCTTCTCGATTGCCCTTCTTCGCTCGTACACATTGCGAAGAGTAAGACCGATACGGTCTGAAATCTTCGTTGGGCTGCCTAGTTCTTTCCAGACTCTGATGAACTCTTCATCTTCTGCCTTTTTTCTCACGCCAAGCTCCGCGCTCTATGCTCTGGATCATCTTGCGCGGAATCACCAAAGACTGAGCGATTGCGTCGTCAGTCACTGACTGACAAATTTTCACGCCCTGCTTGGTCTCTGATAACAAGAACCCTACAGAAACAACAAGCGGAACCTGAAACTCTTTGGCTTTCTCTGGGCTATCACCCCAACCCAAAGTGTCGTGGCAGGCATCTTCCCAAACTACTTTAACTACTGGAAGATTGTGCTTCATTTTTCTTATCTTTTATGGCATGGAACCATTTCCAGACAAGCCAGCCGGACTGTAACACAATGTAGAGCAAGGTTGCAACTGCCACCCATTCATTCAGAGTCAGACCGCCAACAGTCACGGCTGTTGTGATTGCTACAGGAGGAGCAGCCTTTGCTGCTTCAACAAGTACGTCTGACTTCTGTTCGGGTGTCATAGCTGAGAGGTCGTTAAGTTGATAACTTGGCTAGTTGTCAATTCTGCCAAAACTGGCAGTTCCGGCAAAGTTTCCGGCATAGTCTGCCAAGCACTCTCTACCCAAGTCCTGCTCTCGTGCTGCCAGTTCCACTGATAGCCTGCTCTGTCTGCTGGCTTAGGGTCTCTTACGATCCATTCCCAGTTTAGCCATACAAGATTCTTGCCTTCAGGAATGTCTGTCGGTGGTGGTGGAACCTCTTGCCAGCCTTCAGTCCCGTCTGGCTCGGTAGTTGGTACGCTTCCGTATTTAGTCCAGTATTTCATCGTCAGGCTCACAGTGTCAGGAAGGCTGATGTTGGTATGGTTGTAACCGTTCTTGCGTATCCGTTCGTGATGCGAACATCTTGGATGTAACCGCTGTATAGATCACCGCCAGTACGGTTAGCACCGATATACATGGAACTTGTCTG